AAGTCTGTAGATCGCTGTATAACCTCTCTGCAGCAATCATTGCCTCCGAAAACGGGGATGACTTAAAATTCAAAAAGTGGAAGTATTCGAAGTACTTCTATTCAATGGATTTACTAACTATGCAATTCAGTCAGAAATTGCGCGTTGGTCTAAAGACCATGCAAGTAACAATGCATTATAAAAACGTACAAGAGTACGACGGAGATTTCTCACTGCCAATACCAGTAGATGAAATCGATGATATGATTGCATACAACATTAACGATGTTGAATCTACAACAGAACTCTTAAATAGACTGAAAGACCAAATAGAGCTCCGCTTATTTATTGAGCAAGAGCACGGTATTGACTGTCTATCTATGGATTCTGTTAAGATGGCAGAGACCTTTCTACTCGAAAAATACTCAGAGAAGTCAGGTATTCCTAAAAATGTTATAAAGGAAATGCGTTCTCCAATGGATTATATACCGTTGAAGGATGTTATTCTGCCATTTATAAAATATAAAAATCCAAAGTTACAGAGCCTCTTAGAAGATATGAAGAAACAGGTAGTATATTCTAAGGAGCGAAAAGGCTACGAGAAGGAGTTCGTCCTCTCGAACGTGGTATATTCTGTAGGAGTTGGAGGTATCCATACCAAACATACTCCTAAGATATTCCTCCCAAAGGATGATGAGGTGATTGGGCACGCAGATGTGGCGTCTATGTACCCATCCTTGCTCATTGAATATCAATGGGGTCCTCGTCATCTGGGAAAACTATTTTGCGATCTATTTGCCGGATTGAAAGCAGAAAGGCTAGAAGCAAAACATACAGGTCAGAAAGTTAAGAACTTGTTTCTAAAGATTGTGCTTAACTCACCTACAGGCAAAATGCAACAGGAGGTAAGCTGGATGTACGATCCGTTTAACGTATTTAAGATACGTATAAATGGACAGCTAATCCTTCTTTTGCTCGTAGACAGGCTTTTATCACTCGGATGTGAAATTATTCAGTGTAATACTGATGGAGTCGTCTACAGGGCTAAAAAGGGCCTTAAACAGGCGATTTCAGACGCTGTAAAGGAAGTAGAAAACCTGACGCGTCTGGAGTTTGAATCTGATGAGTATGAAGCATTCTATCAATACGCTATTAACGACTACTTTGGTGTCTTAAAAGGTGGAGAGATAGAAGAAAAGGGTATGTTTATTACAAAGAACAAGTTAGGCAAAGGACTTGCACCTGTGGTTATACCAAAGGCGGTGATAAACTACTTCATAAACAAACAACCAATAGAAGAATTTATTAAATCTGATAGAGATATCAGGGATTTCTTAATGTCCCAACAAGTCGATAAGAAATTCGAAGTGTGGCACGGAGAAAATCGAGTGCAACGTATTAATAGATTCTATGCGAGTACTAATGGAGCATTCTTATTTAAGATAGATCCAGAAAGTAACCGCGAAGCAACAAATATGCTAACGAAGTCAGGAGTAACAATTCTGAATAAGTTTGATGATAAACCGATAGAAGATCGAAAGATCAACTATTGTTACTATATCAGTGAAGCCAAAAAGATAGTTGCAGACTTCACTGAACAGCAACTAAGTTTATTTAACGATCAGCAAGTATGATTATTGAATTAAACACAAAAATCCTGGACGAGTTTCCAGGTTTATCTATGAATCAGTTAGTATTCCTAAGTATGGTATTGGGTAAGAATCAACCAAAATATCAAGACGTCCGCAATGTTCTCAGCCTTATAAGCGAAGACGAAATATCATACTTAGTTTCTCAAGAGCTAGTAACCGCGATAGAGAGTGGTGAGTCAATTACATATCAGCCTACAGATAAGCTTAAACAATCTGTATTGCCAAAGAAAGATTATTTCGATGTCTTTTATGATATGTACCCAGTGTATGTAACACGAGTAGATGGGAGTAAATCTTATCTACGTGCTAATGTAAACAAATGTCGACATTTCTTCAACACCAAGTGTGGAAGAAGCTCAGCTATGGCAGAACATCTGATCAAGTGTCTTGATTATGAAGTTTCTAAGCGTATGCGTGAGGGTAGCTTAAGCTATATGATGACTATGTGGAATTGGCTAACGCGTTCACAATGGGAAGCGATTGAGGAAGAAATGCAGGATACTGAACAAAAAACAGTAAATTCTTATGGAACAGAGCTTATCTAATGTTCGTCCAATGAGTGTCGTAGCTCAAGAAGCTATTGATTATATCAAAGGGCGAAGAGAACGAAAAATTGTATCGTTAAAAACTAGGTGGGCTAAGTTCAATAAGCAGTGTATGGGAGGTATTGAACCCAATATCGTTACAACCATAGCTGGTATTTCAGGAAGTGGTAAGAGTAGTTTTGCTAACTTACTAATGACTGATATCATAGATCTTAATCCTAATGAGGATATAATAGTATTGAACTTCTCGCTTGAGATGGTAGCATTTAGGCAAGTTGGAAGGACGCTTTCTAATAAGCTCAGGAAAACGACTTCGACTTTGTATAGTTCGGAAACGGACCTTGACGACGCCACGATTGGACAGGTCGTTAAAGTATGCAACAAGCTAAAGGAGTACCCTATCTATTTTGTAGATAGTCCTACTACTCCCATGCAAGTACAAGAGATTATATACAACTTCTATAACACACACGTGAAGGGCACAGGTAAGCACTTCGTGATCCTTTACGATCATGCTTTGCTGACTAAACCTATAGGTACGCAATTGGATACAATAGCAGAACTACAGCGTGTGTTCATTCAGGTCAAGAAATTGCCTCTGACATCTGTTGTACAACTTACTCAGATGAATAGAAATATAGAAGCCCCAGAAAGGATTAATAACCCACTGTCGCATTATCCTATGCGAAGTGATTTATCAACGTCCGATGCGATTTTCCAGGCATCCGACTATGTCCTGGTCATTCATCGACCTGAGATATTGAACATTAACGAATATGGTCCAAATCATTTACCTACACAAAACAAGGTTTATATTCACGTTTTGAAAAACAGGGATGCTGGTAAGCCTTGTATCCTTGAATTCGAGAACGACCTGATGTACAATAATCTCCTTGAATGTTAATATCCGTCGGACAAGTATTAACATTTAAAAGAAAGGCTGAATTATGACAAAGTATACTTTTTCTCTTAAGAATAATAATAACACTACTACGTTTTTCACTCCCAGTAATAAGTCTACAGACTATTCTAAGATGCTTGATGATCTTATACTTAGTGATATAATCAACAAGAATGAGTGGCTTAAGACTACGAAGAAGAACAACAATTCTACTATCATCCTGAAGGATATTGATCTGTACGGTGATAGTCTCGATAAGAAGGTTTGCAGTTACTTTGCTAACTACAAGCTGGGTAACGATTGTCCTTTCATTAAGGATAAGATTTACTATCTCGCTGATGGTACACCGTTCTATATCACTGATGATTATATCACCATTGGTTTCAACACGTACTATTTCTACGAGTTTGGTAAGCCTATGTTCTTCTCTAATCTGAGTGAGAGTATGAAGAAGACTATTTGCGAGATTTACGTAGACGGTCTGAAGATTACGATTAAGAAATAATTTAGTAATACGATTATGAGCTTAGTACTACCTACACAACCGGTTCCTGCGACCTCGGTGAACCCGCAGTATTTAATACTGTATGGGCTGCCTAAATCAGGAAAGACCAGCTGCGTAGCTCAGATACCTAACAATTTGATTATAGACCTCGAAGGAGGTTCTACTTTCATTGATGCGATGGCTGTACAGGCCCGTACAATAGAGGATCTTGGTCAGATTGCTCAGGCTATTCGAGCTAAGAATGAAGAAGTTGGTCATAAATTTTATAAACATATAACAATTGATAATGCAACTCGTCTAGAGGACATCTGTCTAGGATATGCAGCCAACATTTACAGACGCACAGAAATGGGCAAAAATTGGAAAGGCGACGATATTACGACTCTACCGAAAGGTGGTGGTTATAAGTATCTTCGAGATGCTGTAAAGAAGGTAATTGACATGTTTAAGGATCTCTGTGATGAGTTTATTCTTATAGGACATGTCAAAGATAGTATCACGGATAAAGATGGACAAGAAGTGAATGCGAGAGAAATAGACCTTATTGGAAAATTAGGTCGAATTGTATGTGGACTTGCAGATGCAGTAGGTTATGTCTATCGAAAAGGGAATGAAACACATATTTCATTTCAAACGAAAGACGAAACAAGTGTAATGCAGGCACGTGCACGTCATATCGCAGGAAAAGACATCATCATTGCTACGGGCAATGAAGATGGAAGCATAACAACATATTGGGATAAAGTTTATAAACCTGAATAAATCTAAGGAACTATGTATAGTACAAAAACCGCAACAGTTGCTTTTGAGAGCAACTATATGCCAGTAGGCATCAATGAGAATATAACCTTGAAAGAGGTTAACGTTAATAAGACACCTAATGGTCGTGACTTCTTGGAGATTATCTTCCAGAATGAGCAGGGCCAGACAGCAACTATGACTGAGTGGAAGAACGAGAAAAATATGTGGATTAAGACTGATGAAGATCTTCAGAAGCGTGATGATCAGCAGTTTGGTCGTATTCTACAGGTTATAGATGCAGTTAAAGGTGGTCATAATGACTTTGAGGGTTCCTCATTCGTTGAAATGATCACTTGGGCTAAAACCTGTCTTAATGACGGAGATAATAATCCAGTTCGTCTTAAGGTAACTTATGACAAAAATGGCTATACTCAGGTGTCTAAGAACGGTATTTTTATTGAACCTATGAGCGTAGAACAGTCTCAGATTAAGCTTTGGAAGAACGATCTTCTAGAGCGTCCCGTAAAGGCTGACGAAGAGAAGCCTGTCGACCCGCTTACTATTCAAGACGCACCGTTTGAAAATAGTACTCCGGTGACTGAGTCTGCTTCAACAGGTGCTGACGACCTGCCATTCTAATAAATAAAACAGTTCAGGCAAAGTTCGCAGAGGGACGCTGCTTAGAATAAAATGGTCAGTGGTGGAGGACTGGAGGATTAATCCTTCAGCCCCTTTCAACTTTTCTTTTGTTTTTATAAACAATGGTAAATCAGTAGTCTAGAGGTTATGACGATCAACTACAAGATAGTTGATGGATTGTGAGGTTCGATTCCTCACCTGGTTACACAAAGCTTAAGCTTATGTATAGTACAAAAACAGCTATCACAATGAGTCTTAGAGACTTGTTGGAGAAAGTGAGCGACTATGACATCTATAGCTATTATCTAGGCTCATTTAAACCTGGAAAACTCATGAACAGTCCCTTGCGCCCAGACGATAAGATCCCCAGCTTTGCTATATTTCCTAGCAAGACTGGAGATCTATTATTTAAGGATCATGGGACTGGAGAGTCTGGAAATGCTTTAAAGTTTGTAAAGCTTTATAGAGGTATCCAGACAAGAGAAGAACTTGAACGAGAGCTGTTACGCATCGTCCGAAAAATGAACCCGATGGGCGGTAAAGCGAGAGTTGAGTCCGTAAAAACGGTGGGTTTGGGGCTAACAGATATTGGGATAGTTCGTCAACCATTTACTGAGGTTGATAAGAAATATTGGAAGCAATTTCATATTTCTATTGATACTTTAAAGAGGTTTAATGTATTTAGTATAAAGTATTTCTTGTGCAATAATATTGTACGAGGTGTATATAAGAATGATAATCCTATGTATGCATATAAAGTATTCGATAAGTTTAAGATTTATCGACCGCTTGCAAGTAAATATACTAAATGGAGAACCAACTTGACAGTAAGACATGTACAAGGATTAGAGCAGCTTCAGCCAGAAGGTGGAAACTTGCTTATAATTACTAAGTCTTTAAAAGACGTAATGTGTCTTACTGAAATGGGGTTTCATGCAATAGCTTCCGCAAGTGAAACTACTTTTATACCAGAAGATATATTGAACAATCTTAAAAGTAAATGGAAGAACATTGTTATACTATATGATAGAGATGCTGCAGGAATGCAGAATGCTCGTCAATATAGTAAACAGTATGGCTTAGATGCTATATTCGTTCATAAGAAGTTTAAGGCAAAGG